ACGCTGCTAGAGCCTGGGGTGGTCTTGGTAACTGTTACTCCATCAAGCAATTCTATGTCTACCCCTGCCAATGGCTTATTGGGGTTTGTATCATCATAGAGATTCAGCTGAATGCTATCTATGCGTATCTCTGGGTCTTTGCGTGTGGCTAAGATGCCTTCAGCTTGATCTAGGGCTTCAGCATCGGTCTGCACCAATATGCCTGAGCGTGTGCCTGAATGCAAAAAGAACTTATCAATGGAATCTTGGTCAAAGGCGTTCTGAGCTGTGCCACCTAAGCGTGTGATGGTTACGTCATTTACCAAAGTTGTATCATCAAAGGCAACTACTGCATTGGTATATGAGATGTCTGTGCCTTGGTCGCTAAACTGATAGACCGGAAAGGCTGGGGTGGCAATAAGGTTGTTGCGACTTACAAAATCTATCTTGCCATTGGCATCCAAAAAGATACCGCCAAACTCGCTCTGCTCTACTGTAAATAAGGCTTCTAAGGCCGTTCTGGCCGTGCCTGGGTCGGCTTGTAGGGTGGAATCACCTGCATCCACATTTCGTAGGCTAAAAGGCCATTCTATCTCATCTAAGATGGCATTTACGCGAGCCCCTGAAAGCTGAACGCCTGAGCCTGCTACTGTGTCAATTGCTGAGCCCGCAAGCAACTTAAACCCATCTACGCAACGCAGGGTAACTGTGCTTAGCTCATCGTTGCCTTGCCTGAAGCCTGTGTCATAGTTGGTGATAAAGCCTGAGAATAAGAAATAATCATTTGTGGCGTAAGTAGCATAGATAATAATCTGCCTTAGCGGCACAAGGTTTGGATAATAGATACTGGCTGGGTTGGTTGGATTCCAATCGCCTGTTTGGTCAAACAAAGTAACGCTGGCAGTTCCAGCTTCAAACTGTGATGTGATACGTGATCTGCCACGTCTAATAGATACACGCTCTACCAAGGATGTTATCTCAATTGGCAATGTGCCTGAGCCAAGGGTATTTGTGCCTAGTATGCCTTCAGTTGCGCTACCTAAGATTAAGGGATTGATTTCAAATGCAGTATCGCTATCAAAATCAACAAAGACACGTATTTGTGGTGCTGGCATTATAGCCCAATTGCTTGCAAGGTTATGGATTGACCACGCTTTTGAACCTTGTATAAGCCTTCAGTAATAACCTGCATAAGATCATCATTACTCATCACATTGCCAGCAATGTTAACTGTAACGTTTGTAGCATCAAAGCCACCTGCGCCAAATGTGCCAATGGTCTGGAATATGTCAGCAATGCGTTGGCGAGCTGCTGTTTGGTTTGGACTATCGCCTGCTACGCCACTTTGAATGATGCCTGAGCCTGCAAGGATAGTTGCGCCGTTTACTGTAAAAGTTTCGCCTAGATTGCCTTTGCCGCCATCTGGGAATTGGATTACAACGCCACCGGGATTAGTAATTGTGCTACCACCAACGATGGTAACTCCATCACCACCACCACCGCCACCGCCACCACCAATACCGCCGCCGCCGCCGCCGCCACCACCGCCGCCGCCACCGCCGCCACCACCACCGCCGCCGCCGCCGCCAACGCTTAGGCCAGGGATGTTTTTGATAGCTGCTGAGATTTTGGCTATGTCTGCCAATATCTTAGCCATAATAGAATCCCAATCTTCAAATGGGTTCTTGGCTTTTGGAATGTTTGCTATGCCGCTATTAAGCAGAAATAGTCGGGTTTGTGCATCAATTAAACGATCTATAACTGTCTTAGCGTTATCACTTGTTTTAATTGTTACGCCCAACGCTGCAAAGGCTGGAGCTTGAAGTGCCAAAATTGCGCTAGTTAGTTTATCTGCTGCATCCGCGTTCTCATTGTTAATGGCTAATAATGCTGTTAAACGTAATCTTTGTTCTTCGCTTATCCGACCTTGCAAAGCAGCAACAATTTGTATGTTGTCCATGTCAAAGATAGTGCCAGCGCGCTTGAGTTGTTGTTCTTCTTTTAATGCTTTGGCTCTTGCTGCGTTAGATGCTTTATCTAATTTTGCTATCTTCTCGCGCTCTGCTCTAATTTTCTTTTGTAGTGCTAAGTCTTTTTTGCGTTGGATTTCTTCTTGAACTAACTGTAATTGGGTAGGGCTTTTAGTGCCACCCCTAGGCGCATTACTCTTGCCTAATAAATCACTTGCAGCACGACCAACAAACCCTAGTGTTACTACATCGTAAAGTGTTTTTAATCTGTTTACGGCATCTGCTGCAAAGCCAAAAGCAACGCCAATGTTAGTTCCAGCATCAACTAAGCCTTGTAGGCCACGATCATAATCGCCTGAGCCCAGTTTCTCAACGGCTTTGAGTAATCCTTCGCCAACTTCTTCTCTTGCTTTGTCTGCTGCAATTTGTAATCTTGATAAACGACCTGAATATGAGTCTACGCTTGCAGCTGCAACACCTGTAAATTGCTCGCTTAGTAGGTCTAAAGCTTTTTCAAAACCTACTGCTTCCAACTCTGAAGCTGTGTAAGTTCTCTGAAGTTTGGCAAGGCTAGTAAAGTTACCTTTAAAAGCGCGAGTTAAAGCTGTTGTAACTTGATTAAGGTCTGCCCCTGTGCCTGCTGCCACATCAATTGCTGTGCCAAGTATTTCCATTGATTTGGCAGAATCCAATGTTGTGGATATTAGGTTGACAATTGCCGGTCTTAGTTGATCCTTAGTTACTAGTGTTGCTTGTTCTGTTGCTTCTAAAAACTCCTCAATTGCTCTTACGTTGTAAGCAAAACCAAGATTGCCTAGAGATGTTGTTAATTGCTTTACCGCTTTTTCTTCTTTAGCAAACACTTGAACGCTAGTTTTCGCAAAGTTAACAAATGCACGTGCGCTAAGCGCCACGCCAATTACAGCGCCTAACTTCTTAAAGTTTGTGCTTAAGCGTTTTGTAGCATTTTCTGCATCCTTAAATCCCTGCTTCTTCAGTTCAGCAGCAATTATTATGCGAATGTTTTCTTCAGTTAATGCCATTAGGCTGCCTCACTTTTGCTATTCTGTATTTGTTTCACAAGATTAAGTTTTGCAGTTTCTAATGATTTTAATACAGCGTTCAACGCTTTGCCTTGATTGCGATAATAAGCTGCATAAAGCAAACGGCCTGTTGAGTTCTTGCCACGGCCTGAGTAATCCTTTAAGCCACCAACACCATTCATAGCGCCAATAAACCTAGCACCAGCATTAGGGTTGTTTGATTTACTTCTGGGATCGCCTTGCGGATTTAATCGCCCAGCAGTTTCTATAATTGCACCTGTACGTGATTTGTTAAGCAATGCAAACAAAGATACAAAGCCTGTGTTCTGCATTCTTGATGCCTTGGTTGAATAAGTTAAACCTTTGCGAATGATACGTGAATCATAGTTAGGAAAACCTTCAGCTCTACCTGTTCTTGATTTGCGTGTGTAACCTGGAGAGTTCCAATTGTACAGACCGCCGGGAGCTGAGCCAGGAACTTTAGACCTAGCATCGGCAATAATAGGTTTTAGTGCTTCCCTAACTTCTTTGTCCAATTCCTTTTTAATATCAGGGGCAAGCTTGCTTAGTGCTTTCCTAAGCCCTACCACCCCTTCTATTACGATTGGCATGTTTCCTATCTTCCGCTTGTTTGACTAATACTGCATGTATCGCTTTTCTCATATCGCGATCCATATTAATAAACTCACTAGGCGCAATTCCTAGATTTACAGACAGTTCCGCTATCTGATAAGTCCAAGAATCACGCGTTATCCATTTGGGGAATCATCACCTAAAACCTCAACAGCCTTTAAGGTCGCTAGGAACTTTTCCCCAAACGGATACACTTCAGGCGCATCTGCTCTACGCAGACATTCCCATGCAAGCCAATAGATATCACTTTGCTTTTGATCTTCCTGAAAAGCTCTATAAAAGCCTTTTTTGGTTTGTTGCTCAAAAGCATACTCAACAACAGGCGTAATCTCATGAATAGATTCGCTGCCATCTGCCCTTGTTACTTTTAGTCTTGCCATTTTTGCCCCTTTGTTAAATTAGAACGAGCCTGTGTCGGCTACTGTTACAGCAGAGTTTACAGTAAACGTAATGTCTTGTGTTCCAATATCGCCAACCGCGCCGTTAATAGGTGTTAGGTTGTTGACAAGAATATCAAATGTATACAATGGGTTAGTTGCTGATACTGCTGGCACTTT